GGATTGTCAAGGCGGACTAATCGGGCTGGACGGTAAAGCGGACGGTATTCTTCGGAAAGGCATCGATGATCGCGCCGATGAAGGCTTCGGCTTCCCAAGCTGGAACGCGAACCGACGAGCATTGTCCGGCAGCCTGCCAAGTAATGCGGACGTGCTTCATCGGCTAGCCCTCGCTTCCCAGTCCTTGGCGGCTTCCTCTACGGCTTCGGCTTGCAGGATCGACCAAGCGAGCGAGTGTAGCGCGTCGGTCACTCGCTCAACCTTGGCTAGGTCCCTATCACTATGGCAGTCCGTCGCCTGATAGGTCCATCCTCCACCTTGCGCGAAGTTCTGCAAACAACGCTTGGCGGCTTGCAAGCCGTACTCGATCGGTCTCGGCTTGAACTCATTGGAGAAAGCCAGTTCCAATGGCTCGCCATATCGGTCGGCGTACGCTTGCGCGTTCAAGTAGTCGAGGAAGCGAGCGAGGATATCGAACAGTTCGCGATACGGAACGTCGCCAATCTCTCGGCCGGCTATGAACTCAACTCGCCGTATTTGGAGCGCGTGGCGCAGTACGCCACGCTCCGGAGTCCAGAGCAACGCGGCCGCGACGGCTTCGGTATCGGTCGGAAGGTATCGACTGCAACTCATCGGTTCTCTCCCTTGCTCCATGCCGCATCCCAATCCTCTACAAACTTCGGGAATCGGATTGAGGATTCATGGGCGTCTCCATTATGGGCAGGCATGAGCATGGCCATAATCGGCGCGCCTCCCAGTGTCTCCGACATGAATCGTAGAGGCTTCCGTCCGTCGGCCGGAACGTGAACTTGGACAACTTGCGAATCGGACGAACGCTTCCCATCGGATCGGTCCTCGATTGACTCCAACAACTTCCGAAGCGCGGAAACTCTAATATCGACAATCGAGCCTTCAAGGTATCGGCCGTCTCCGTTGAATGGGCCGACCGACGAGACATCCGGGAACTGCTGCGCTCCCTCGATTGAGGATCCGGGAATGTTGAATACGTCTCCGCATCTGGCGAGCAGTTGGGGTTTCCCAGCCTTAGAGGCTGCGCCGATAGCCTTCCGGCCGACCAGACATTCGGCCCATTCGGCCGGAGCATCGGTCGAGACTACAGTCCGGACGAGCATCCGTCCGTCAGTGGCATCGGCATACTCGACCGATTCTCCATTAGGGCGATCGATCCGACGGACTCGAACCGATGCGGTTTCGTATCGGCCGGATTCGGTCGAGCATGCTCGGCCGATAGGAATAGGGGAAGTGAAGCTAAGGGTTTCCATTAGGTGTCTCCATGCGGGGTATTCCGCGGTTCCACTATATCGACCAGGTGTCGAGTGTCCATTAGCGTCAAGGGATAAAGTGTCCAGAATGCGAAGATAGCATTATCGGACGACGCTATCGGTCCAGGCCGATACCAGACAATCGAGTCGCCTAACAGAAACCGAACACCCCCCCCCTAACAAACCCCTAACGGCACCCCTACAAGGCCGCGGCCCCCCCTCGGAAAGCGCGCAGAGTTTGGGGGTTTCCCTCTTGACACGAAGAATCTCGAGGAATCTCGAGGATTTTCCTTGCTTTTTGGAAGGCATGCTGTATAATGGCAAGCAGCCAGCAGCCAAAACTGGCTAGCCAAGGCCTGCTAGCCGTAGCCAAAGCGGAGGCTAGCAGGCCGTCCGCTTGAGGCTCCCGGCCTGCTAGCCTCCTCAAGCAAGCCGCGCGCGCGAGACCTCGTGAAAGAACACTCGGTCACGCATCCCACGGAGTACGCGAAACAGGTCCTAGCCGGACAGCATACGGTCAACGGTCGTATCCGCCTAGCCTGTGAACGCCATCTCCACGACCTGACGCGCGATGACATCTACTTCGACGAACAGGAGTTTGAGCGTCTCCACGCGTTCATCTCCGATCTCGAAGTTGCTGACGGCCATGAGTTGACAGGCCAGCCGATGGTCATGTTGCCCTGGCAGTCGTTCTTTCTCGGGAGCATCCTCTGTTGGAAGTTCACCGAGACCGGGGGCATTCGGTACAAGCAGTCGTACTGTGAAGTAGCCCGCGGTGCAGGTAAGTCCACGATGATGGGCGTCCTGCTGCTCTATGTCAGCCGATACTGGGAAGGGTCTGATAACCTCTGCCTTGCCAACAAGGTGGACCAGTCCCGCCAAGCGTTCGACGCCGCGAATAAGATCGCGATGCGGGCGTATGGCGACTGGCGATCCGAGGACGATGCAGAGGCCAAAGGTGCGTTGTACGAATGCACCATGCGAGAGACCAGGTGCCGAGAGGGCAAGGGGCGATTTCGCCCAATGGCCTCGAAGACCGGCACGCTGGATGGCACCAAAGCCATCCTGTACGTCTGTGACGAGACCGCCGAGGCGAAAGAGGACTACCTCCAGAAAGTCGTCTCGGCCCTGCCGAAACTCCGCGACAGTTTCATGGTGTCGGTCACGACGCCCGGCTCGCCGGAACTCGGATTGGACAGCCCGTACTACACCCGCCGCCGGGTGGCCGACGAGGCCATCAAGACGGAGAACTGGGACAAACTCAACGTCTTCGGCTTGTTCTACGGGCTGGACGAAGGGGACGACCCGGAAGACCCGGATGTCTGGCAGAAGGCTCAGCCGTCACTCGGCCATGTCATTCCGGTCAGTGCCTACAAGCGTCTTCTCGAAGAGTATCGAGCCCAGGACGCCCTACACAACTGGGAGCGATACCAGTGCTGTATCTACTCCCTCTCGGGGCTCTCGTGGCTGCAACTGGGCGAGTGGCGGCATGTATCCCGGCCCGTCTCCACGAGGCCCCCAGCGGGAGTACCAGTCTACGCGGCGGTTGACTTTAGCAAGTCGTTCGATCTAACCAGCCTGTGCTGGGGATTTTGGGCAGATGGAAAGTTCAATGTTCGATGGCACCACTGGGCCATCAAAGACCCGCAGATCAATAGTCACGTCCGGCATTACCAGAAGTTCGTAGACAACTGGGCTCGACACGACTACGTTGATGTGGTCCCCCACCGAGTCTCTTATGACGCGGTGAAAGAGAAGATCAAGAGTCTTGGCCCCGATGTGGTCCGCTGCGGGTATGACGCCCTTGGCGGCATGAAGACGGAAGTTCAAGCCTGGGGCGACATCGAGAACAACTACAGCCCACTTCGCGGCGACATGCCGATGTGGAGTCTGCCTCAGACCATCGTGAGTCTCGGACCAGCGACGTACCTCCTTGAGTCGTACATCCGAAACGAGACGATCGTGATGAACGAGGATCTGATCGTCGAGTACGCCCTTCCCAATGTCCAACTGCAAGAAAACGCCAATGGCGACCGCCGCCCCTGCAAGATGCAAAGCATGGGCATCATTGACCCGATAGTCGCGTGTGTGATGCTCATGGCCGTCCTCATCAAGGAGGGCGCGGAGAGGCCCGGAGCCTACGCCAAGGACGAGGACATCGTGGTATGAAAAATCCCCTCAACGAGATCCGTCGTCTGTTCAAGATGACGAAGTTCGGCGGCAGCGTCCAGCAATTGCCGGACAGTTGGTGGAACTGGGAGCGTAAGACTTTCAGTCCCGACGATCTCGTCGCGGACCCGTTCAAGGCTCTCGGTTTCACGCCGATCAGTCGAGCGATCCAGGTGGTGTCCAACGACATCGCCCGCGTGCCGATCCGCACCGAGAAGAAGATCGACGGCCACTGGGAAGTCGTGGACGACAACCCGGTGATGGACGAGATTCTCAACGAGATCCCGAACACCCACTTCTCGGCGTACGAGTTCCGCGGCTGGATGTGCCGGAGCATGATGCTCTGGGGCAACGCCTTTGCCCTCATCAGCCGGTGGGGCAACGAGGTCCGTGAACTGATCCCGGTGCGTCCGTGGGACATGGCCCTGCTGCCGGACACGGAGCGTGGCGGTTGGTACTACCACTCGTCCGAGTACGGCGACATCAAGCACACCGATGTCCTGCACTTCCGCATGCCGTCGTACCAGCGGATGCTCTGGGGAGAAAGCCCCATCATCCTCGGTCGGCATTCGGTCGCACTCGGACAGGAACAAGAGGCCGCTGGACGGTCTGCGTTCCAGATGCCTGGCCTCGGCAAGATTGCCATCACGACGAAGGAAACGATGGGCGGCGAGGCTGTTCGTCGCATGCAGGAAGCCTTCCGGGGAGCCCATAGCGGACCGGAAGGCATGCTGCGTCCGATCGTGGTGCAGAACGAGTCCGATGTGAAGCAGGTCGGTCAGAGTCTTACCGACCAGGACTGGATCGCGGCTCGGAAGTTCTCGATCAACCAGGTCGCCCAGATGTACGGCGTCCCGCCGCAGATGCTCTACAACTTCGAGGCCGAGTCGGCTTCGGGCGTGTCGGAGCAGGCTCGCCAGTACGTTGACAACTGCCTTAGCCAGTACACGGCAGCGTGGGCCTCGGAACTTGCGTGGAAGTTGCTTCCGCACATGCCCGACGGCGAGCGATACCGATTTGTGTTTGACACGACGCAACTCGTCCGTGGCACGTTCTCGGAGCAGGTCGCTGCTATCCAGATCGCTGTCCAGACTGGCGTCATGACCCGCAACGAAGCCCGCGAGATGATGGGATTCAACCCCATCGAGGGCGGAGACGAGGTGCTGATTGGACCCAACATGCTTCCGGTCGAACAGAACCAGCAACAGGCTGGAAATCAGAGCAGCGGGGAGACTGACGAGCCTGGGGGAGAATGACGGTCCAGTCATCTTCCGAGGCTGTGCAGTCCCCTACAACGAAACGAGCCGGATCCTGTACGACCGCGCTCGTCCCTACCGCGAGCGATTCGTCCGTGGTGCCCTCAAGTGGGGCGACGAGACGATGATGCTTGTGCAGCACAACCCCGGCGGCGTGCCTATTGGCCGCGTTGGTGCCGGGACGCTTGAGTTCGAGGAGACCGCCGAGGGACTCATGTTCCGATGCAACCTTCCCGAATCCCGAATGGACATCCGCGAGGCACTCGAAAGAGGCGACCTCGATGGCTCGGTATCCATCGGCTTCCAATGCGAAGACGATAACTGGATGCACACGAAGTCGGCCAGCCTTCGCACGGTGCGTAAGGCTCGTTTGGCCGAACTTTCCATTGTCACCGCAGGCGCATATCGAGGTGCCCGCGGCTGTATGAAGGAGTCCTGAAATGGACGACCTGCGTTCGCTGCGGGAGCAGCGTGACGAACTCCGGTCGCAACTCGATGCGATCATGGAGCGTAACGATTCGATCGACGACACCGAGTCGATTGAGGCTCTGGAGACTGGTGCCGCGAAGATGGCGGAACTGGACTCCTCGATTCGTGCTGCCGAGGCGAAGGCCCGGTACCGTGAGATGCGGGAGTCCGCTCCTGCGTCCTTCTCCTTCAAGAAGGAGA